GCAGACTTAAAAAGGCTATTTCCAAGCGCTGAATGAATGACTTTCGCAAAATTCAAAATAACCACAGTTGCTGCGGTAACTGCCGGTCCAATTGACTTAAAAGTTGAGTTAATACCAACTTTCATATTGTCCAATACTTGTGCAATGCTGCCAAACCCGGCTTTGCTGAAAGCCTTGTTGATGTCAGTCAGCATGTCAGCCATATTATTCTTGACAGAATTTTTCAAGTTGGTAAAGGAAGTTCCAATGCCAGCAGAATTTTTCTTAGCTAAACTAGCAAAACCATTTTGGCCCTTGTTTAACTTGATGAAACGGTCATTCAGTTGGTCCATTGTAATTTGTCCGCTCTGCAAAGCCTTGTATAGGTCTTGCTCGGCAGATTTACCAGTAAAACCAAATGAATTAGCAACTTTACGTAAAGCAATCGGCATGGTTTCCATCAGTGTCCGCCAGGACATCATGTCGACCTTACCGGTAGATAGCATTTGCGTATATTGCTCCAAACCACGCGAGGCATCAGCGCCAGAAGCACCAGATGCCAGGAAAGCATTGTTCAAAGCAATTGCTGACTTGGATGCCTTAGATGCACTACCAGTTAATGGTGCTAGTTGCTGCGCAACACTCGTCACATCTTGAAGTGTGGTTGGTAATCCATCGACACCTTTTTTTAAAATAGAAGTCGACTTAGCCGTGTCACGTGCCGAATACCCTAAAGCTTGCATGACGACAGGAAACTTATTCAACGTATCAAACCGTTGGATAGCACCGTCTAATGATGAAGTCAAAACATCAAAAGCTTTAGCCCCAATGGCAACCAATCCTAATGAACTGGCCAATTGCTTAACACCACCAGCACCTGTTGTACCAGCTGAAGCAGTTTGGTGCGATTTATCAATCACTTCGCCAAGTGACTGAACGGCTTGTTCCATCGTCTTAGTAAAGTTTTGGTCAACAGCGGACAAAACCGCTTCAATACTCATGCTTTCCGCCATTTAGTCCGCCTCCTCTCTTTTCCAAGCGTTAGGATCAATTCGCCCTGCTTTTTTCAAACGCTGATATTCTTCATAGCGGTCCAAGAAGACCTTTGCAGCTGTTTCTTTTTTGCTATGCTGAATTGCATAGGTATCACCATACTGTTGCCGAATCTTCGTTTCTGCTTTTTCACGATCAAAGAACTTATCAAAACTCTTATACTTCGGCTTAGGATGTTTACCACCTGTAGTGGCTTGCACCGTCTGATTAGCCCACGCAAGAGAGGCAATTGCCGCTTCTTGCGAAAGCTGTTTCAGTTGATACGCTTCCCAACGCAAGCTGTACTCCCGCAGTGTCATCCGTTCGATATCTCTGATATCAGAAAAGCCTAGATATGCTAAGGAATTAAGCAGTATCTCGCGATATGCTTGACTACTGCTTAAATTCCTTGTATCTAGGCTTTCAGATTTTTTACGGCCACCTTTACAGCATTGGCCTTCTTCATTTCAGGCAGAACTTCATCGAATAACTTTTCAATATCAGTGTGTGGGTCATCGATAAAGTCATCGATCTCTCGTTGTGATGGTCGGTGATCGTTATCATATGCGGCCGCATATAGTACGGTCGATAAGATGGCTGGGTCATAGCCTTGCAGACCAGGGATAACCTTTGGTAAAGCAAAGCCAAAGTTTTGCTTGATTCCCTGAACATTGACAGACATACCAGCAATTTTATCTAGCTCACGAACGAAACGGACACCGAAATTCAATTCGACGTCCTTTTTGTTAATCTTAATCTTCATTAAGCGTTACCTCCTGCGGGCTTCTTATCGGATGGTGCATCGTCAGCTTCAATACCAGCCCCGGTGTCGGTATCCTTGACGTAAGCTTGACCATTGCCATCTGTGCCATCATTCTTCGGGTCACCTTCGATAGCGCCCACACCCCGGAAAATGTAGGCCAACTGCGCTTCTTGTTCAGCATCCAGTGCAGTCCAACCACGAACCGGGCCATAATCAACCGTAATCGTCGTATCACGGCTTGATACGTCGTCAGGATCGTTGTCGTTTTTGTCTTCAGTAACCGTCCCGCGCATATAGAATGCAAAATACTTGCCGTCCGCATTCTGGCGCTTGCGATAAATGATCCAGAATTCCATCTTTTCTTGGTCGAATAGACTGTCCCAAAACTGGTCGGCGATCTGGGACCAGTTGTTGACGAATTCAACTTCCAGATCAGTTTCTAGCGATGAAGTCGTTGCCACTGACCCAGACTTAGTAACCGTGTTGTCACTATCCCGTTGTGGGTCAAATGACAATGACGTTTGATAGGGAATCAGATGACCTGGTTCAGTCTTAGCAGCGGATAGGTTCCGGGCATAAAGAACCACGTCGATCCCTTGCAAAGCAGGAATATCTTTTGCCATATTTTTCCTCCTAACTCAAATTAAAAACGAGTGTTATCACACCGTGATAAAGCACAGTGTCAGGTACACTCATATCCGTTATAACTTGTTGATCTTGGGCCGCTGGGCGACCAACAAAGCGATAGTGCTTTGTCTTGATTGCCATAGCACCCAATAACGATAATTTATTGATTGTGTCCACAACTAGCGGACGGCTTTCAGCGTTTCCCCACACGTCTAAGGTCTGTTCAATCCGACCACCAAGCGCATCCTTGTAAGACACGGGGATCAGCTGAGTCATCCCCATCGAAATGAATGGATAATCAGCATTTTCACTCTCCAGTGGCAAATGATCATAGACTGTGTAACCCATATCCTCGCATTCGATCATCAGCTGGTCGAAAAGCTCTTGTGCTGGATTCACTTCATCACCGCCTTTAGCTGGTTGATAAAAAGCAAAGACTGGTAAGCAAAGGCCGGCTTTAAAGTCGGTCGAGCTGACATGAAACGAGTGCCATACTCCAGATAAGGAAAGTACTCGGTATGAGGAGCAATAGTCGCCGTCATACCAGCCTGGCTCAACTCATTAGTTACACTCCGCGCCGTTGCACCGGTTGAGTAACCAGCGTTGTAGGCTTCGGCCATGTTACTAATGGTTTTCGCCTTCAACTGGGCCGCATTGCGCTTCACAATTGGCCGCACCTTAGTCGCCAGCAGCTGTGGGCGTTTACGCAACTTCACTTGAAGGTCTCTAGCACCTTGTAGCTTAATTTGCATTATCCTTCCCCCACAATCAAAGAGACGCCCTTTAACGGACATCTCTCAGTATTTAGTCGGTACTTTACCGGACTATCATCAATGGTCAAGTACGACCAGCTGACCGTGACAGGTTCACTAAAGCGAATAGTCTTGGCTCGTTGATCATACTTACCAAAGAGTTCGACAGATCGATTAGTTCCCACATCAGTGACGTTTCCATACCGAGTAGCGACTAGTTCCGTGCTACCCTCATACTTTGATGTGTGGGGATTGTAGTGGCGTTTGGACTCAGAATAGAAACTAATCTTGCTGTCCATTCGCATTAGTGTCACCTCGATATGGATTGATGAACTGTACTTTACCTAAAGTTTGCACATCTTTTTGATTGCGCCGTTTCCATAGGTTGATATCGTCCAAGAAGTCATCAAAATCAGAAGAATTGAAAGTGATCGACTCACCTTCCTGGCTGTATGCAGCCATTCCCTCATTTTTAACCCGGTTAAATCGCCGGACACTAACTTCTAGCTCGATATAGTCCAGCTCTGACGGTACTTCTTTGCTTTCCAGCTTAAAACACAGTGCATGATCAGTGTTTGTGATGATCAGGTTGAGCAAGTCATCCTGGTCATCATTTTTTAGACCAAGCATGGTCTTTAAATTTTTTAAAACAACTGCCGTTTTGGCTTGCTCATCCACGATTCATCACCTACTTACCAGCTGATGCAGAAGTAGAACCACTGATAGTTGACAGAACAATGCCATCAAGCCGTTCAGTAGTCAGAACGCTAGCCATCGTTACGACGGTTTCGTAAGTCAGGTTGTTGTTGACAGCATCGTGAGTTACACCAATCAGACCAGTTTCATCAGAAGTCATGTTGAACAGTGAACCTACTGAAGAAATTGGAGCGTAGTAGTAGTTGATGTTGTCAGCTACAGTAGCTGCAATGGTGCCTTGCTTTACTTCATTAGTCAGAATGATGGTATTGAAACCAAGGAAATTCTGGATGTATTGCAGGCCAAAGGCACTTTGCACACTAATCGTTTGGTTACCTAACCAGCCATACAGGTCCAGTGGGTTAGCAAAGGCAACAGTCTGAGTGTCGTAGTCTTCCCACTTTACAGCCAGTTGACCAAGTGCAGCAGCCATCGCCTTTTGGAAGTCAGCGCCAGAAGCAGTAGTCTTGCTTGCATTAGACTTAGTAATGTAATCAAACAGATCTGCCTTAACATCCTTCTGGATTTCACGAAGCAGCTTGTTATCCGTGTCAGAAATAGCTGGAGTCACACCACCGGCAGACTGAATTGCTTCAATAGAAGTTTGCTTCCGGTACTTCTTGAAAGTCAGAGTGAGAGTGTCAGCAAGCTTGCGAGTTACTTTACTCAGCGGGATAACTTCA